GTAGGAGGTGCGGACGTCCAAGGGGACAGGATAGAAGCGCAAGTTTTCGGCTTTGGAAGGATAAAAAACGGGGATAAAATCTCGAATAAAGTCGCCTGTTCGGTAGTTTACGAGACTTTTTCGGGGGATACTAGCGATCCATCTAACATTCCATGGCGAAATTTGGAAGATTTTATCTCAATGGAGCTCGGAGACAAATCGATCATGTCGTTTTGTATTGATGCGGGATATCACACCGAAACGGTTTACAGTTTTGTTTCTAAATACGAATCGGGAATCTATGCAGTCATGGGATCAGCGAACACCGTTCGACGTTCTCAAGTTTTCCAAAAATTCGATGTAAAGAATTTCCCTATTGAGAGGGTAGACTTGAATACGGATTTCCTGAAATCGGAAATATACAATTCTTCCCAAAAATCCATTCATGATGATGGACATATTCCAAGCGGATATATATTTTTTCCTGAAGATTATCCGGAATCTTTTTACAAGGGTTTATTTTCAGAAAGAAAAGTCGCGGAAAAAGACCGAAACGGATATGTTCGCCACGTTTGGAAGAAATTAAGCGCGGCCAGACGTAACGAGGAGCTTGATACTACCGTGTATTGCTATGGTGCTTTGTATGTTTTCGCCATGGAGGTATGTCTTTCCATGGGCTTAGAATCAGTCGATTGGGATAGATTCTTTGATTGGTGTGAGGAGAATTTGTAGTTCACAGAGTAAGAGAGGTGTATATCCTAGGTTTATCGGTGGGCAGACCGATACGAAAGCCTTTGACTCATTGCCATCCTGCCGGATGGGGAGCAGTGAAGGGCTTTTTTATTTACTGCTCTCCGAAAAGGAGAACAAAGATGACAAATCAAGAGTATACGCAGGATAAACCTACAGAATTTAAAAATGAAGACTTTATGTCTGTCTCTCAAATTGCAAGAGCTGCGGGTGTTTCCGTCGAAACAATTAGAAGACACGTATGAAAAGATTATCCTGGAATGCTAAAATCAGGTGCGACAACCTATTTCAATATGGAAATCTCTACAAAGATTTTAGAAAAAACAAGGAAACTGAATTTTTTAACTCCAAACTCACAATCTGTGACGTTAGAAAATCAGCCAACCTCACAAACTGTGGCAGGTGTAGAGTTATCGAAAGGAATTATTTCCGTTCCTCACAAACAGCCTAAAAAAAATAAAACAATGAATTTCCGAACTAAAAAAGACCAGGCTGACTTTGCCGTTATGATTGCAGAAGCAGTGGCAAAAGGAGTGACAGAAAAATTTCTGGAAATTATCGAAAAAAGATTAAAGTAAAAACCCGAAAAAGATAAGCATTTTAAAACAAAACACCTCGTCAAAATGGCGAGGTGACCTAGCAAATTTTGCGGGCTCCCCCCCCCTAAAAAATACCTAAAAAAATATTCTTCACAAAACGGCTATCCCGAAAATGATACGAAAATGTCGTATCGGGATATAAAATTTGTCTAGCTGGACTGAATCTCAATTATTATCTGCAATCGAAGCAACAAAAAACGAGATAAACCAACGTCTTGGAATTGGATCTTATACTTTGTCCTCAGGAATGGGAACGCAACAAGTTACAAACCGTTCTTTAAAAGATTTACGTGATCATCTCAACTATTTAGAATCAGAATTAGGCGACTTGCAAGGAAATGGAATCATGACAGTAGACTTTGTTCGTGACATCGGGGGAATATGACTTTTCGCGAACGGGTTTTAAATTTATTTTCCAAAAAACAAGAACCGATTCAAGACAATTATCCAAACATTGACGCCTCAAATTGGTTTTGGGGACTGCCTCAATCGTTAGGTTTCGACGGTTCTAAGTCACGTAACGCTCTCAATGCGGGAATTTCTAGGTATCAAGTAGTATATAAAGACTATCGAGAACTTAGAAAACAAGCTAGAAAATCATACATTGACTCAACCGAAACACGCGCATTAGTTGGTAGGTCGGTTGAATTGACCGTATCGACAGGCTTAAAACTTGAATGGACTCCTGTATGGGAAATCTGTTTACCAAACGCGGACGAAAAAGAAAAAGATAAAATTACAAAAAAAGTAGAACAACTTTGGAGACTATACGCAGAATCGAAAGAATCTGACATTACAAACCGAAAAAGTTTTTATCAAACTCAATATCAAAGTCGCCAATCAAGGAAAGTCGATGGAGAGTATTTTTCAATCGTAAGATATTTGGAAGGGTCTCCTAAGTATAAAAATCGTATGTGTTCAATGGCTTTGCAATTCGTAAGACCTGAACAAATCGCAAATCCTACAAAACAATCTGACATTGATATGATCAAAAGTCTCGGAAATACTTGCATCGACGGTATCGAGTTAGACGAGTGGGGACAAGCAGTTGCATATTATGTGCATGACAAAGAAAACTATGTAAGAATTCCAAAATACGATGAAAAATCAAAACGTATTTTTATGATCCACGGTGCAAACCTAGAAGAGATCGGTCAATTTAGAGGGATTTCATCCATTGCAAGTTATTTGCATGAACTAAATAAACTTAGCGGATATAAGCTGGCAGAATTACAAGCGGCTATGATTAACGCACTCATTGCGATATGGGTAAAACCTAGCCAAGACAATAATTCATCTAAACCATTTGCAGGAATCGCAAAACGTCAACAAATGATCACCCCTCAAGTTGAAAACGCTCCTAAACAAGCAGAAGTTAATGATTCAGGAATGATCATTCAAAACTTAAAAGCGGGCGAAGAAATTCAGTCTTATGATACTCGTAGACCAAACGTAAACTATGCGACATTCCACGATTCAATCATGAAGGGAATGACATCGGCGGAAGGATATGCTCAATCGGTTGTAAGTGTTACGTTTAATTCTAATTATTCGGCTCACCGTGGCGAACTTCTTTTAACTTGGAACAAAGTTGAAATCGAAAGAGAGCAAGAAAACGCGGATCTCAATAATCCAGTTTTCCGCCAATGGCTACAAGAGATGGTTAGGACTGGAATTTTACCAGAGCTTAATAATTTTAATTCATCACCTTACATCGCCAATGCTTGGTGTAAAGCCGACTGGATTGGATTTCCAAAACTTGACATTGATCCAAAGGCTACCGTTGAAGCGGCGGCAATGCGCGTGAAAGAAGGATTTTCTACTAGAGATCGTGAAACGGCTGGTATAAACGGATCTGAATTTACGGATAACGCAAAAAAACTTAAAAAAGAAAACGATCTTCTTTGGGAAGCTAACAAATATTTGGTAGAAACGTCTGTTCGTGGATCGGCAAAGCCTCCAGTGGCAGTTGGTGAAACCGAAACGGAAACTGAAGACGATGAAGAAGACGACATGGAAGATGATGATTAAAAATAATTGCAAGCATACCAAAAAAAACTTGTTCACAAATCAGACATACAAAAGTAAGGTTAAAACGTGAATCTTTGGCTAATGGAATCATCCTCTTTTGAGGTTTACCAACACCAACTCACAAGCGTTTCTAAAATGAATTTAGATTTGTTTGCTAGTTCATATCTCGCCGCCAATCCACTAATGCCAGCTAATCAAGTAAAGGAAAAACTTTACAAAGTCGAACAAGATGGAACGGCAAAGGTAAATATTTCGGGAATCTTAAAAAACCAAAGATCATTTTGGGATTCTTTGTTAGGTTCAAAAACAAGTTTAATCTATGATGAAATAATCCAAGTCGCTCAAGAATTAGATTCAGATCCGACGGTTAAAAAAGTCGATTTCTATTTCGATACCCCAGGCGGTGAAGTTTTAGGTATGGATAATGCGGCGGTTGCGGTCTCTATGATCTCAAAACCTACCACTGCTTATGTGAGAAATATGTGCGCTTCAGGTGGCGTCTACCTTGCAAGTCAATGTGATGAAATCATTGCTTTGTCTGAAGGTTCGATGATAGGTTCAATTGGAATCATGCAACGTATGTATGTCGATCCTATGATTGTATCTGTCACATCATCCAACGCTCCCAGAAAATCACCCGATCCTATGACAACAAAAGGGAAAGCCATGATAGTCGATGAACTCGATGAAATGGAAGACTTATTTTTGCGACGGGTTGCAGAGGGTAGAGGCGTAACGGTTGAAACCGTCAAAGAGAAGTTTGGTCAAGGCGGAACTATGCTCGCAAAGCGCGCTCTTGAAGTTGGTTTAATTGATCGAATTGAAACGCAAAAATTAAAAATGACATACATCGCTCCGGTTGTCGATCCAGATCAACAACCTAACATTGATAGCAAAAAAGCAGTTTCCAGTATAACGACTTACACGACATCAGATAACGCCCCTCTTGCGGGCAAAATAGAAACAAAGGAATATTCCCCTAACGAGGGACAAAAACCAAAGGAGAGAAAAAGAATGGATATTCAAATCTTAAAAAACGAACATCCCGACGTTTTCGCCCAAGCTGTGAAAGTAGGGGAAGAGAACGAACGGAAAAGAGTTGCATCGTTTAGCGCGTATAAAACGGCTGATCCTGCAAATGAAAAACTTGTCGCATTGTGTGACCAGTATGTCGCGGAAGGGAAACAACTTGAAGAAGTTTTACCGGCTTTGCAAGTCGCAATTCGTGACTTCAAAGGTGCAAGCGCGGGCAATCCGGCAAGCGTTTCAACATTAGGCGTCGATCCGATTCAAGAAGCGGCTAAGTTGGAAGAAAAGCAAGAAGCATCCAAAATCGATGTCAAAGCATCGGTTGAAAAGTATAGAAAAGCTGGACTTTTCAAGGGATAAGGAGAAAATAAATGTCTAATCCACTTATAACAAATAACGACGTTCGACCAATTTCGGTTGGTGAATTTCAAGTCGCGGAAGACGTAACAGTTGCTCAAGATGCAAGTGTCATCCCAGCGGGCGCGGTTCTTGGAGTTATCACTTCAGGCGCGGCGGCTAACGCGGTCGCGGGAACTAACACTGGAAACGGAACGGTATCGGCATCACCAACAAAATTAGCGGGCGTAAAACCCGGGATTTACACAATCCTATTCACGGCGGCAACTCAATTCGATTTGATCGATCCGCTTGGCCAGGCTCTTGCCCCTGGTAGAACAGGCGTTGCGTATGCTAGTCAACTTGGATTTACGATCACAGCGGGTGGCACTCCATTCGTTGCAGGTGATTCATTCACGATCACAGTAGCGGCGGGATCGCGTCAAGTTAGACGATCAGTTTCAACGGCTACCGACGGCTCACAGTTTCCAAAATACGTGACATCTCAAGAAATCAATGCAATTGCGGGTGCTAGAACAGGCGTTCAACTACTCAAGAAAGCAAAAGTTAGACGAGATGGCCTTGTATTTACAGGCTCGGAAACATTCGAAACGGTTGTGCCTACAACAGGTAAAACACTTGGCGAACTTCTTGAAGACTCTGGTATCGTTGCGATTCCAGGCGAAACAATCGGTCGATACGACAATCAATAAGGAGAATTAGATGTCATCTAACACATTCAAAAATTTAATGTTGGAATTCTACAACGAATTCCAATCCGGCTTAAAAGGTGGACGTTTTTTCCAAAGCCTTTTTACAAACGAATTTGTATCAAACACTGAAAAAGTAGAGATCGACGTTCAAAGATCGATTCGTTTGATTGCAAACGACGTTGCAAGAGGATCGGGCGCGGGAAATACGAATTACGCAAGTGTTTTCACTAACAAAGAATATACCCCTCCTTTGTATTGGGAAGAAACTCCTGTTAGCGCGGCAATGCTTAACAAGAGACTTCCAGGTCAAGATCCGTATTCCGATACTAGCAGAATGGAGGCTATGGCCTACTATTTTGCACAGGCTCAATCGTTTAACGCTCAAAAGATCATTAACGCAATCGAAAGAATGGCTGTCCAAGCAGTAACAACCGGTATTATCACTTTGAGAAATCAAGTAAACATTGATTTTGATAAGAAAACTACCTTGGATTTGACACCGTCTGTTAAATGGGATCAACCTACTGCAAACGTGGAAGGCGACATTATTGAGATTTGCAAACGAATCTATCAAGCGGGAAAACGTAAGCCTAACACGATCATCATGGATGCTTTGACATGGAACTTGTTTCTTACAAGATTTCTTTCCAAGTATAATAACTCACCTGACTTCATTCAACCAGGTCGTTTCCAACAAGGTGAAATCATGGAAGGCGCATCTTTCCAAGGCCAATATAATTTTAACGGGTATCGTTTGGATATCTATGTAGCGGATGATTTCTATGAAACTCCAGGCGCATTGATTACAGACGCGACAACTAAAGTTGAGTATATGCCAGCTTACACCGTGATTGTGATGGATAGAACTGCTCGTCTAACTAAAGGCTTTGCGGCAACTGAGATCCTTCCTCAATTCGAGTCTGATTATTATGCTCAAGGTCTTCCAATCCCAAGTGAGTTTTCGGTTGCGGCGTTCACTCCGTTCGCGTATCCAAAACCTCCTAGCGTATGGATGGCGGGCGTTCAATCAGCTCCTCTTGTTATGCCAACTGCAATCGATACCATTGGAACGATTGTAAGCTTGAATACATAAGGGTATCCTAATGGAATATCAAGTAGCGGAAGGTATTTCACTTTATAACTCAAACCTCGGTTCTATGGAATCGGGGCAAGTTTTGACAGTGAATCAAGTCCAAGCATTAAAAAAAGCTAATGCGTTTGATACTCTTGTAAATCAAGGTTCAATCGTAGAAGTTTCCAAGCAATCGGTCAAGGTAGAAGAAAGCAAAATCGAAGATCCTATTGATAGCAAAGAAGAATCCTCAAATGATGAACCCGATGTTTCTAAAATAGATCCAAAGGGAATTGTATCGAGAGGAAAAATTAAAAAGGATGAGGTTCATTAGAATCACATGACAAGCGTTCGCGAGTTAGCAGAATCGGATTTAAAAGTCACTTTGTCAGGTAATGACTTTGGAATGCCTTTTGAAATCTACGATGCTAACTTAGAAGTATGGGTATCAGTTGGATTGGATGGCAAAACTTTAAAAGGTCAATACCATCGCATAGCGACAATTAAAAATCCACAAACTAACTTGCGAACATTTGTAAACCGATCTTCTTTGACGGTTCAAAATTCAATTTTTCCATTTGAAATAAAAGACGGCTATTTAGTAAAAATTCGAGACATCAATAATAATGAAGTCGAGGGCATTTTAAAAAATGTCGCATCTGATAACACAATCGGATTCACGACATGGCAAATAGAATCGGTTCCAAATCCAAATAAAGCAATAATTCCAGCTAGGCGAGGTATGAAAAATGCCGATTGACCCTAGGGGATTTTTTGACGTTTATCAAGAGTTAATCGTTCAATCTTTGATAGAATACAGAGATGAACAAGTGGCAATGGATTCGAGTGTAGGTTTTGAAATCACTCAAGACTTGAATCGATTTCCAGATATCGAAAAAGATAACTCAAATTACACTAAATTTATACCTTTAGTTTGTGTTTACTCTCCAAATATAACACCTGGAAACGGTGCCGTAAATAAAATGGTAGAGGATACTTGCGAATTTGTCATCGAAATGCTCGTAAAATCGGTAGGTGATGAAGACGAATTTTCCGAACAAGTTGCAATGCGTCGCCTAAGATACCTTATCCAACAAACAAGAAACGCAATTTATAGACTCACAAAAAGCCATTTCGGGAAAGTTATATCCGAACTTGGGAAAAAAACTTGGGGAACGATAAACATTTTTTCAACAAATGAGGATAGGTCTGAAGAATCGGTAGTAGGTGCAAGCCTTAGATTTTCGATCACTCTTCCTTATTTTCCACCTGGAATCGTGAACCAAAGTTTTGCGGTGGATAATGATGCCGTAAATGAATTGCTAGATATTATAACAGTAGACGCAAAATATTTTAGCGCAGAGTATCAATTCAATGCTTAGAAATTTAAAGAAATCATTTTTAGGAGAAAAAAATAAATGGTAACATTTGACTTAGTGCCATCTAACGCGGCGGCAAGTGGTGTTTTTATAGAACAAAAAAATGTTCGTCTTGGTGTAGGTGGTCTAATCGCTCCTAGATCGATTGTCATGATTGGACAGTATAACGATGACAAGACTACGGTTGTAAATAACATACCTAGACGGATCTCAGTAGCAGGTCAAGAGGATACGTTATACGGTCAAGGCTCAATGCTTGCACTTTCAATCAAGCGTGCAAGAGAAGGGTCAAACGGCGCAATTCCCATTTTTGCTTTGCCAGTCGCTCCTCACGGTTCAGGCGTAAAAGCGGCGGGTTCATTAGTCGTAACGGGAACGGCATCGGCGGCGGGAACGATTGCGCTCTATATCGGCGGAACAAAAGTTACTCATGCGGTTGTAAACGGTGCAACGGGCGCGGCGGTTACGGCGGCTCTTGCCACAACTGTCAACGCAGTGTTAGACTTGCCCGTTACATCGGCTTTCAGCTCACCAAACCTTGTTATAACTGCAAAAAATGCGGGCGTGGTCGGAAACACGATTGCACTTGCATTGAATTTGGAAAGCGGAGACGCAACTCCGGCGGGTCTAAGCATTTCCCTTGTTCAATTGACATCGGGTGCAAACAACCCATCGACTTTACAAACTGCTTTGGATAATCTTGGAAACGTGTTCTATACTGACATTCACTGTCCATATGTAGACGCGACAAGCCTTAACATTTTGAGAGATTTCTATGTTACGAAAATCGCCCCATCGGTTAAAAAACCGTTTGTAGGGTTTGCTCCAAATAATGAAGATTATGCGACATACCTAGCAACTGGAACGGAAAGAAACTCTGAAGCGATTTCTTTTGTCCCTACCTTCCAATCGAATACGCTTTCCTATCTTGCATCAGCGTTTATCTGTGGTTACGCGTCACTTTGGTGGCAATCAAATCCAGGTCGCCCGATCAGAGGAAAAGCTATTCCAGGCGTAAGGGTTCCATCGACTTTAGTCAATTGGACTTACGAACAAAAAGACGCGCTTGTGAAAGCTGGATGTTCAACGCTTGCAATCTCTCCAGACGGTCAATTCGTTATGGAAGATTTGGTCACGACCCGGAAAACAAATGATCTTGGTGCGGCGGTTACGGATCTTCGATTTACGGAAATCCTTTCCAATTTGCAAACAAAGATTTATTCGATGGATCAAGTTTTCAGTGCATCGCCATTCATTAACGGTGTTGTGGTCGATGACAATTCGACGGTAGACTTAGATTATGCGATTCGTCCGAAATTCTGTGCGGGGACATTGAAAAAACTCGTAGATGATTTATGGGTTCCAAGGGGTCTTACAAAAAATCGTGATGCGGTTGTAGGTTCAATCGTTGCAGAAATCAATTCTGGAAACGGTGGCCGAATCGATCTTTCAATCCAGGATGATTTAGCCGCGGGATTAAAAATCATTGCAGTGTCTTATAACTGGGGAATAGGTGCGGGCGTATAACGTCCGTATAACATAGGAGAATAAAATGGGAAATATTCGCGGCGGCGACATTCAACAAGTTCTTATAAATGGACGTTCTTTCGATCCTGCAAATGAAGGGACGATGAACTATCGACTTTCGGGTTTTGTTCCAACTAACTTGCCAACTGGAAACGGTAAACAACACACGAACATGAGACGCAAATTAGGCGGTTTCGATGGTCTTGCTTTGTCGATTGATTCCAGTAGGCTTGACGTTGAATTCTTACAAGAAATATGGAACTCAGGCGCGACGGTTCCGGTTCAAATAACAAAATCAGACGGTGTAGTTTACGACGGTTCTTTGTCAGGTGAAGGCGAACTAAATCCGAATTCTGGAGATGGAACTTTGGAAATTGCGATGATGGGCGAAAAGTTTGAACAAACCTAAAAATTGATTTAAAGGTTGACGTAAATTTATAGAATGGTTTTTAAAAATAAGGAAAAATTCAATGACTGAACTTTTTAAAGACCATTCACAAAAACAGAAAACCGAATATAAAGTCGATGCGGAAACTGCTAAACAAGAAATCGAAAACATCGAAGAAGAGTTTGGCGGTTTAACTGAAGAACAAAACACGATTTTTTTAGACGCAATCATGAGAGGAAATCTTGTTTTCGATTCAGAGGATTCTTCCTTAAAATACAAACTTGAAAAACCCGTTGGCAGTTTAAAAGAAATCGTATTCCCAGAACCAACGGCAATGCAATTGCAAGAAATTTCCCGTGGCGATAATGTCACAACCGACAAAAAAGGCGAAGTGAAAGTAAATCTTAAAAAGATGTCCATTGACAAATGCCTTTTATTTTTGCATAAAATTTGCGGGTGTAAGGTGACAGAAATCAACGAAATTAAAAAAAGAGATTTTGGGGTTTTGGTTGCGATTACAGATTTTTTGTCATAGAGAAATCATTGTTACGCGCAATGATTTTGACAACGGTAGACAGATTTCAGTCATTAGGTGACGTGATGAAATTAAAAAAACATCAATTGAAATTTTTCTACGATGGCGCGATGGAATTAAATGAACTCGATCGGAATTCTATAGGAGGAAAATCATAATGGCTAGACCGAATGTTTTTGGATTGATTTTCAAAATTGATGATTCCGATCAAAAGAAGTTTAAGAAAATCGGGAAAGAAGTCACTGCTTTGTCTGGAAAAGTAGAAAAAGAATTAGGTGCCTCATTTTTAACGGTAAAAAACATAGCTACCGGATTATTTGCTACGATGGCAACTTCCGCGGTTGCAAATCAAGTGAATGAATTTGCAAAGCTAGGGGATCGAATTGCAAAGACTTCAGCGACGTTAGGATTATCGGTTGAATCCTTGCAAGAATTAGAATATGTCGCGGGTCAACAAGGATCTAGCGTTGAAGGATTAAATTCAGCTTATCAAACTATGTCAACAAACTTAGGTAAGTTGGCAGTGGGTCAAGGGAAGCTAGGAAAATTTCTCGAAAAATCAAATCCAGCTTTATTGAAACAAGTGAAAGGTGCGAAGAATTCCGAGGAAGCATTTAACTTGCTTACGGATGCGATTTCAAAAGAAACAAACGAATCAACACGGGCGGCACTTGCTACAGCGGCGTTTGGCGGCGCGGCTCAAGATATGATCAAGTTTTCTAAAGGCGGAAAGGAAAACATTGACGCACTTCGGGAAGCAAAAAGAAGATACGGTCTAATTTCAGAGGAAGCAGCGAAAGCATCCGAGGCATTTGGTGATGCACAGGATGATTTGAAACAAGCGACTCAAGGCGTAATTGCATCGGCGTTAGGGCCACTACTTCCAAAACTTACAGCCGTTATAAAAGCAATGACAGAATGGATTGCCAATAATAAAGATTTTATCGGTCAAAAAATAGAAATGGTTTTTGAAGGAATCGGGAAAGCCGTCAAACTTGTATCAGATGCGTGGGATAGCGGTTTATTGCCAGCTTTACTTGCGGGATATTCCGCCTACGTTGCTTTAAATTTTGTTTTAGGTCTTCAGAAAAGTATTATGTTAGCATACGGTGCTGCGACTACCTTAGTAGGTGGCAAGCTAACAATTACAACGGCGGCTCAATGGGCATTAAACGCGGCTTTATCTGCAAATCCTATCGGTCTTGTCATTATTGCGATGGCAGGATTGGTTGCGGTTAGTGTCTTGGTTTATAAGAATTGGGATCTTATAGTTCAAAAAGCAAAAGAACTTTGGGGATGGTTAAGCGCAACAGGTGACGAAGCTAGTTTGTTTTCAGAAAAAACAAGCATGATGTCAAAAGCCTTTCGCGTGTTACTTGCTCCGATCATTGAACTCATTGAGGGTATAAAACTTCTAGGATCTTCTTACGATTGGTTAAAATCTAAGATTTCAAATGAACCGATCCAAATGCAAATCGATGAAGCGAATATGCCAGGCTTGACATCGGCAAATATAAACGGTGCATACAATCCTTTGCAGTCAAGAAATCAAGGTGTCATTCAATCGAATACTACCACAACAAACCGTAGCCAAGTCGATGTAAATTTTAAAAACTTGCCAAGTGGAACAAGCGTTCAACGATCTTCACAAATTCCAGGTATAAACGTAAATACCGGATTAGGTATGTCACGATAATGGAATTCTTAGAACGTCTTGAAAAACTAAAATATCAATCGCCAAAAAGAAAAATCTTTGAATTGCAGTTTGATACTTTAGAAAGATCGGGCGGAAAAAAAATTGCCGTCAATGAATTTCCAAATCAGAATGAAACCAACGAACAAGAATTAGGAAACATTGCAAATAGGTTTCCCATTACTTGTTATATAACGGGCGAAAATTATGATCGTGAAGCGGATCGGTTTTGGAAAGCATTAGAAGAAAACGGTGTAGGCACTTTAGATCATCCTAGATGGGGATCATACGACGTTATTCCAATCACATACAGACAGACAGAGGAGTTTGTTGACGGTCTTGGACGGGCTATGTTTGTTATCGAATTTATTCGATATTATCCAGAGGCCAACGCATTTTACAAAATACTAAATGACATCGCGGGTATCGTTCAACTTGTCATTGATGCAATTGATTTTGCTTTGTCATTTGCGGAATCTATAAACAGATTTGGAAGGGCAATCGGTAGGACAATTGGAACAAGTCTTTCTGAAGTTAATCGAATTGAAGGTAGAACGAAAGATTTACTTTCTCAATTTGGAAAACAAAAAAAGAATTTTGGTGTCAGAGTTCAAGAGCTAAAAGACGCAATAAATAACAAACAAAAAGACATAGAAAGAAATTTAGATAAGTTACTATCCGAACCAGCTAACCTAGTCCAAGAATTGAATCAATTATTTGCACTACCTTGTAGGGTAGTATCTTCCATTGAAGCAAAAATAAACGGTTACTCCGATATGCTTGTTTTTACGGGCAATCAACTGAACCAACCCAATCTTATTATAACAGGATACGAGGCGACAATACAAGGATGTGTTTCGACTGCGATAATGTCTTCGCTTGTTCAATCAACTTTGGAAGGTGAGTTAAACACTAGGTCACAGGCTATACTTGTCGCGGAAACATTATATCAATCAAATCAAACAATTAAAAATATTTACGACCGTGTAACTGCATTAGGTGGAACGGTTGACTACAATGTTTATTTTGAAATTCAAAGATTCATAAATCTATGTCAAAGATTGTTGATCGATCGTACTTTAAATTTACCAACTGAACGAAAAGTAATTTTGCAAAAAGAA